GGCCATCCGTCGCGCATCGTGAACTCCAGGGGCCAAGGCACGCCCTTGTCATCAATGATCGTGGCCACGTCAACGTAGCCGATGTAGCCTATTTTGTGCAGGTGATCGGCAACGGGTTTCAGGACTAGGTCCGCCAGCTTGGACTTCTTCACGACGCGCACGATCGTGCCCATCTCCCCGGTAGCTACGCCGAGATCCCCGGCGAAGAGAGACTTGTGTTCGAAGTTCTCAACCCATCCCGCTTTCGAGAAGCCCACGCCCGGAATGAACCAGCCGCCCACGGCCATCTCCGCGACGCCGTTCACCTTCTCCTGGAGAATGAAGCCCTCGTCTCTCGCCGCCTTGCGGTACTTGTCAACGCCCTTCCAGCGCTGGAGCATGTAGACGAGATCGGCGGCGTTGTTCGAAACGTAGGACATGGCGCGCTCGCCGTCGCCCGAAGGCTTGGACACGAACGCCTTGGCTTCCTTCTTCACATAGGCAGTGGCGGTATCGTAGTCGTGAAACGTCTTGCCGGGGATAGTCTTCAGACCGTACTCCGCCATGACGCGCTGCCCGTGCTCACGATCGAGTTCCATCTCCACGGCTTCGAGATTGCATCCGAAGATCGGATAGCCGATCTTGCGGTATGGTTCCAGCAAATCCAGGTAGCAGGTATTGTCAGGCGTGTAGATCATATCCGCCCACCCGATCCACTTCTTGCGAAGCTCGTCAAAGTCGCGGATCTTCTCTACCAGCCCTTCACCAGCATGGCGAACGCCGCCGTCGGCGCGCGGTTTGTCGTACCACTTCACCTCATGCCCCTCCGCTTGCCAGCGTTGGCAGAGGTCAAGCGCGTTGCTGGCTACATCAATTACTAGAATTTTCATTTTGCATCTGCTATAGTTCTTCCATCAAAACGAGGAGATGACCATGAAACTAGTTCTCGCATTCCTGCTTGCCGCACCCTTGGCCGCACGCGCTTTTTGCCCCTACACAAACGACCCAGCGCGCGATATGCAGTGCCGGTCGTACGAAGCTCAAGAGCAGATGCAGCAAGCCCAGCAACAGCAGTTTCAGCAGCAACAATTATGGCAGATGCAGCAACAGACCGAACAAATGCAGCAGCAAACGAATCTTATGCGTCAGGGAGCACGCCAATGGTAACCCCCGACATGGTTTTCAACATCATTGAGGGGGCGATGCTAGTTGTCCTGTTGGTGGTGTTCCCGCACCAGCATTCTGACTAGCGGCGGGCACTAGTCCCCGAAGCGCACCGATTGCGGCGGCTTGTGCTTTGGTGTTTGTCTTGTCCATCGCCGCACGGAGTAGATCACGCCCTTTACTGGTGAGAAGCGCCTTGGACATCAGCAAAGGCCCCCCCGCTGCGATTGCGGCGGGTATCACATGCCCGCTTGCTGCAAGTCCAACCACGCCTGTAGCCTGCGCTGTAGATGTCGTTTTGGAGCTATTCACGCCTGTTTTATCCCCGGCGCGCGCCATCGTATCAGTGATGTCTTTGATGTCGGCGATCTCTTTAGGCGTGAATCCCATTTCTTGCAGCTTGGGCGCAACCCTATCCATCTCGCTACGAAACTTAGCGAAGGAAATGGCGGATGTGCCTGGCGCCGTGCTCTTCGCTTGCTCCAAGCCGTTTTTCAAGACGAACGCCTTAGCCTGCTGAAGCGCGTCGGGCGCGTTGCGCTTGAGGATGGAAGTGACGGACCGCGCTTGGCTCGGCTGCATGTCGAGGTAGCGCTTAGCGATCAATTCAGGCGCTTTGGTCGAAGCAGTCTGTCCGCTGCCTATAGCATCGGTAACGTCTTCCCCTAGGAGTTTCCCAAGGGCGGACTTCGCAACGAAATCGATAGACTGCGACGCCTTCGCATAGTTCTGATTTGCTTTCTTCAGGGCTTGCGCAATCGGGGTATTCGCCGTGCTTGCCGCGTCGAAATCCGCGTTCACCGCGCCGAAAAGCCGCTTGGCTAGCGCCTGATTCGCGTTCGGATCAACATCTGTGAAGATATTGCCGCTACGCTGTGCTGCTTTCCCCCACGCACTGCGCGTCTTCATCGCGTCGTTCACCGTGGCGGTGCCTTGCTCGGCCAGTAGGTCGCGAATCGATTGCGCCTGCTTCGCCACTTTGACGGAGTCACCAGCGGGCACGTTTTTGTTTTCCGCGATGATCTTGTCAAGCGTGTCAAGCGTGTTTTGGTACTTTATGACTGGCGCGTTGCCTGCAATCTTGCGAACGTCACCGTAGTCGGTTGTCGCTTGCTTGCTTCGCACGTCGGCCAGCTTCGATACCGTATTCTTGTACGCACTGCGCAACTGATTCCCGAGGTCTTCGGGATTCGCCGTTGCACCCTTCACCTGATCCGCCAACCGGTTCACGCTGGCCGCGCCCGCTTCCGCTTGGCCCAAGGCATCCTTGTGCGCCGTACCGGCTGACGTGAAGAAGTCACGGAGCATGTTCTCGGTTCCGGTCAGCACCTTGTTGCCGGTTTCCTGCCCGATCGTAAGCGGAATACCCGAAGCCTGAGACGCGCGCGCGGCTTCGCTAGGCGGCTTCGGAATACCCTTCTCCGCGCCGGCCATGCCGCCTAGACCACCGCCTACCAGCGAGCCCGCGATCTGCCCCGGTATGCCGCCGATCTGGCGCCCGACTTCACCGCCCGCACCCCCGCCGATCGCCGCGCCGATACGCGGAAGCGCCTTTGCTCCACCGCCTGGAAGAACGGCGGAGGGCGCCGCTTCTAGGCCCGATGCAATAACGCGTTGGGTATCGGTGCGCGGTTCCGCGCTCTTGCTGATCGAACCGATGGAGGCGAGTTTCTGCTTGATCCACTCAGAACCGCCGACCGGATTCTTTGTCTCCGCAAGGTTCGCGCCGAACTTATTGGCGACGCCCTTCGCGCCTTCGATAGCGGAGTTCGCGAGATCCACAGGGAGGCCCGCGACATCCGCCACGCCTTTGGATAGGTTGCCGCCCACGAACGCCGCCATGTTCTGCGGTTCTTCGGGCTTCGGCGCGGCGGGCGTTGCGCTACCCGCGCCTATCTTCTGCCGGAGAATGCCGAACGCCTGCTCCTCGGTCGCGCCTTCCGGGCCGTCAACCGTGTAGCTCTTGCCGTCGGGCGAGGTGAAGGAAAAAGTAGGCATCAGTGCTCCGTTACCGTCCATCCGGCCGGAATCCCGCCAGATGGTGCCGGAGTTGCCGCGGGCTTGCCGGAGATCCGTGCGCGCTGCTGCGCTTGCACATCTCCTGGCGCCTTGATCGCTACCGCCATTTCGCGCTTAGCTTGCGCGATTGACGCAGCGAATTGTGCTGGCGACTGGTCGAGGCTAAATAGTTCATCCGCGTGCTGTTTGTCGTGGACCGTCGGCGTGCCCCCAGGGCTGATAGCACGGGAATATGTATTCTTGAAGCCGTTCACAGCCACCTTGAATTGCGCTACGGCGGGGTCGCCGCTTTGCTCGCGCAGAGTGTTAAGCCCTGCGTTGATCGTCGGCGCGTTCGTGCGCGCGATCTGGCTGGAAACCGCCAAGGCTTGATCGCCTAGTTGGCTTGCCTCATCCGCTGCCTGCGACATCTTCGCACCGGTAACCGCGCTCGTGCGCGCCGCCGCCTTCTCGCCCTGGAACGCTGCGGTATTAGCCGCGAGATCCGCCCCCGACAGGTTTTGCTCTTTCGCCAGGGCCAGCTTCTGTTTCGCGATGGCGACCAGGTTCTTTGCGCCTTGCGTGCCGCGCCCCAATCCCGTCAGCGCGGAGTTGTCCCCGGCCAATGACTGTTGCGCCAAGAGCTTAGCGTCCTCCGGCGACAGAAGCGCGTCCTGATCGTCCTTCAACTTGCTCTTGACCGCATCCGCACGAAGACCCAGCAACTGCTGTTGCACGCCTATCGATTCTTGATGTGCCTGCGCGCGCTCCGCCAAGCTGGCGGCAGCGTCCTGCGAATGCTGGTGCAGTGCGTCGTAGCGCTCTTGTAAATTCGCTATTTGCAATTCATGCTGGAACTGCTGTTGCAATTGGTTAGCCTGCTGCTTCGATTGTGCGTCCAGGAGCGGTGTTAATTGCTGTAGGCCTGCGATCAAGTCCGCGCCGGACAGCCCTTGCCCTTGGAGCGCTTTAACTGCGCCTTCCAGTGTGAGCGGTCCGCCCTGCTGCGCTTGAGGTTGCTGCGGAGCTTGCGCCGGAGGCGGCGCGATCGCAGCGGGGGCAGCCGCCTGTTGCGGAGGCGGCGCGGTCGGCATCGGCTTAAACGGAGGCACGCCGGGGGGCGGCATTGCCCCCGCCGCACCTTGCGGTACACCACCCGGAGGAATCGGCGGGCGATTCACCTGACCGGGTTGCGGACCTTGCGGCAACGGCGGAATGCCTCCGCCAGCGGGTCCGGCTTGCGGGGGTTGCATCGGCGTTGAAGCCTGACCGGGGGCCGGAGGCTGTGGCGGGGGCGGCATTTGACCTTGCGTCGGCTGCGCGGCCACCTGTCCGCCTTGCAGAAGTTGCGGCAAAGCGTTTCCCGCCGCCTGTTGCGCGGCTTGCTGTTGGCGTGCTGCGGCCTGCTTCTGTTGAAATTCCCACAGGTTCTGCTGCCGCGTTTGCTCATCCGCGCGCATCGCCAGGAAATTGGGGTACGCGTTGACCCAGCCCGGTTCTCCTGCCATGTTGACCCCTAGCTAGTAAAGCCGTAAGTGTTGCCGCCGCCGCTGTAGTACTGATTGCCAGTGCCCGCGTAGTTGTTCCCGTAGGTCGAACCCCCGCCGCCAAAGTAGCTTCCAAGGTTCTGCGACTGTGAACCGAAGCCGCCGATGGCGTTGGATGCCGCGGACGCGTAGTTGTTCGCCTGGTTGTTCGCGGCGTTGTACATGCCAGTATTCGATTGCTGGATCGCGGAGTTGCCTTGGCTCAAGTAGTTAGAATCGAGGCTCTGCTGCGCGCTGGCAGGGCTGTACACGCCCGTGTTCAATTGCCCCGCGTACGTGCTGCCAAGCTGCCCCGGAACCCCGGCGATGGTCTGCGCGGTGTTGTAAGGTAATTGACCGCCTTGGAGGGAATAGCCCGCCCCCTGCGCACCCACTTGGCTCGCTTGTCCGAGAGCCGAACCGTAAGCCTGCAACCCTTGCGTTTGACGCTGCAACTGCTGATTCTGCCAGTCAAGGTTGAAATTGTTCGTTGCCTGGTTCGCGACGCCCGCGCCGGCGGCGGAAGACCCGAGCCCGTACATCGAGTTCGTGGCCCCTGCTTGGTCCTGCGTTTGCTGAAGTTGCTGGTTGTACAGCGCTTGCTGCGGGTCCATCGCGGTGTTGAAAACCTGCTGCCCCGCGCCGATCAGCCCTTGCGCTGCTCCCCCCAGGCTTGAACCTAGCTGGCTGTATTGCTGGCCAGCGGCGTTCGCGCCACTCTGGTAGCCACCCTGGTACATGTTGTTGGCCGTGTTCGCTCCGTTGAACGAATTGGTCGCGGCCTGCTGAATGTACGGAGAGGTCTGGTTGTAGGTATCGTACGAACCAGTGTTCTGGTTCGCCCACTGGCTGTTCGCCGCCGCCATGTTGTTCGGGTCGTAGTAGTTCGACCCTGCGCCCGTGCCTGCGCTGGAAGGGCTGGGCGCGAGCGCCGACGAGATAACCGTTCCTGCTACGGATGCTGCGACTCCCCAAGGCATGATTTACTCCTTTGTGGCTGGGTCGGCAACGGCTTCCGCGTGGATGCACAACCATGTGATATCGGATATTGCTTGAATTCGGTGTTTCTTGCCTGCTTTTACTTCGATCACGCACGGGCCGTGCAGAACTTGCATCTCGCCGTCCACTTCCAGAATGGCGGACCCCGTGCACAAAACGCTCAGATGGTCGTAGTCGTGCTGGTGCTTTTCGACTTCATATCCCGCCTTAAGCGCTTCTTCGCGCGCGAGCACGCCGCCCGCCGAGTGGAAACTGATCATCGCTCGCACCGCAAGCAGACAATCAGGGTGATCCGGTCATCCGGGCCATCGTTCGTGACTTCGTGCTCTATCGTGTTGTCGAAGTACCAAACTTCGCCCGGTGCCATCGAAACGCGCTCGTCTTCCACGCGGTTCACGCACTGCGGGTTCGATTGCAGAACCACGTACAGTTTCGTATTGTAATACGTCGCGTGCCAGCCCTTGTCCGCATGCGGTTCGATCTTGCCGCCAGCGGGTATGCGCGTGATCATCACGCCGCCCAGGCGCACCGCCGAAACGCGCGCCATCAGGTTGTAGACGATCGGGCGCGCACTGGGGAGCGCGAACCATTCAGGGTAAAACTTGGCGTCGTGCTCGTCGTTGAACTTCGAGTAGTCACCCGATTCCTTGAACGGCTTATCGTCGTTATACCGGAGCCAGATATCATCCATCGCGGCATGCGGCGTATCGGGCGCGGTCTTGCGCACCGAGTGCCGGTTCCACAGATTAGGCTGGCGCGCGATCTCCAAGAGCAACGGCGCGGTGTCTACACCCTGAGCGATTTTTACCAGATGGTTCATGAACCGCCTTTCATTTGAGCCGCGACGTGCAAACCGCCCAAGCCGAGCATGCCGAGGGTGAGCGTGGCGAGCGGGCCGATATCCAAACCGGGAAGCGCAAGAGGATGGTTCATTGCTACCGCTACCGCGTTCGTCAAAGGCTGGCCTACGAAGTTCCAGAAGTACCCCATCACGCAAACCCAGCCCAAGCCCCCGCGCCAGTGTTGCAGCGGATCGGTGCTTGAAGCTTCGGCTTGGTCGATCGCCATTTGACCTTGCACCATCGCGAGCACGGCGGCGAGTTGCTGCTGCTCCTGCTGCGACTTGTCCGGCCAGATCTTGTTGACGATAGTGCTTGCGAGGTCAAGCCCCGCCGAGATCGGATCAAGTGCCATTTTGGCCCTCTAAAAACATTGCCTGTTCCGCCGCGCGCCGGGTAACCAGCCCCGGTAGAACGCGCCCGCCTGCCATGTTCCACTTCGGAAACTCCGCCGCCGCACCCATGTAGTCGAGCGAGTTTAGCAGACGTAACAAAGTGGAATGCACCAGACTGCCCACGCCCAAGTTGAACGTGAAATCTACCAGCGCGTCGAACTCACCTTGAGTAAGAGGCGCGGTCACGTATTGACTAACTGCCGTCGCCGCCCATTGCGTGTCCTCCGCTAGCCATGCCGATGCTTGTTGTTGGGTGCAAGTGTCGCCAGGGTACACGTCGGCAGTGTGGCCGTAGCCGATCGTCCAGACGCCCGCCGAATCCTGATACGCGGTAAGCTCGCACCCCTCGGAAGCTTCTGTCAGGGCAAGCCCTGCCGCCGAGTAGTTCACAGCTTGCCTACCATCGTGAGGATCTCCGTGACCTTGGTCGCGGTTGCCTTGCTGGCGTCTTCGATGACCGTCGCCAGCGGCGTAGCGAGCGCTTCAAGTTCTGCGCTCTTTGAATGGAGGCCAACGAGGGCTTCCAGCTTTTCGCCGACCGACCGGGCATCGTTCACGATGGCGTTGAATTCTGCTTCGAGTGCTGCAAACATGGATTGCTCCTAGTTAAAGAACTTGCGAAAACCGCCCGCGGCACCGTATGCCGCAAGCCATAGGATAAGATAAAAAAGCGACTTCCAAACCAGCGATAACACGCCTTTGCCGATGTTCAACTGGAAGCGTTGAGTTGCGCGCCGTTCCAGTTCGTCAACGATGGCTTTAACGTCCCCGTCTGTGAGTGTTCTGACGACAATTCGAACTTCTTCCTCACTGAGCGATCTATTTTCCATCCTCGTTTCCGGTTTATGAATATTCGTAAATTATGAGCAATGAGCCGGACCCATTGCCCCCTACAAGACCCCCCGCCGCCGAAGGACCATTCGTGGTGCCCCCGCCGCCGGCGCCAAACCCTGTAGCGCTTGACCCATTTGAGCCCGCCGCGACAATCGCGCCGCCTGCGCCATATTCCGAGTTAGCCCCTGGAGTCGTGTGGTAGAGGCCAACTGAAAGCACTGCATCCGTCCATCCGCCCTGCGCGCCTTGAGTGTTCAGCGACCCACCTGAAGCCGAGCCTCCAATGCCGCCGTCACCGAACGCCGTCGCGCTGGTTGCGACTCCGCCGCCCAACCCGCCGTTGGCGGTCAAGCCCATGAATGTCGCGCTGCCTCCTGCCGCGCCGCTGCCCCCGTTGGAGCCGCCCGCGCCGCCTGCCGGCAAGGTAGCGGTCTGCCCGCTGAAGCCTGACGTGATGATGGCAAACGCGCGCCCGCCTGCGCCGCCGCTGCCCGCTGCCGAGACGGAGTTCGATGCCGTAGCTGTCGCGCCTGCGCCGCCGCCGCCAGGGCCTTGGAGGATCGCGAGGATCTTGGTTGCCGCCGGGTTCGGGGTATAAACGCCCGTAGCCACAAGGAACTGAATACTGAGAAGCGTTCCAAGAGGCGTGTAACCAAGCGGGGCCGCGTTCGCGTTCACCTCGTTCACGATCGCGTTGAAGTTCGCCATGACGGGGGCCGCGTCGGCAACTTGCCCGTCCTGGATGTTGTTCGGTAGCGTGCTGATAATAGTCATTGCTTATCCCTGATTCGTGTATCCGGTGTCCTGATACCGGGCGAAGAACGTCCCGATGGACAAGCTGTTGGAGGAAGTCGCCTGGATGTCGAGTGCCATCTTTTGGAACACAAGCGGCGCGGCCCAGGGGATGTTGTAGACGTGGGGGATGCGTTGCGCCGAAGACCACTTCGCGCCACTGCCCCACAATACCCCGCTACCCCACACGAAGCCCGAGGGCGCCGTGGTGATGATGGTCGAGCCAAGCGTGTTGTTCTGGTCGTCGTATCCGGTGATCGAGTATTGAACCGCCGAGCCTGAAGACGAAAGTTCCTGCGTCGATTCGACCACTTGCACTTGCGCCATGCGCCCGGTCTTCGGAAACGACGACGACTTCATGTGGCTCACGATCTGCGTACCGTTGTCCGCGTACGTGCTGTTCGCGTTCGGGAGGCTTTGACTCACAAAGAGCGCAGCGCCGCTTCCGATTCCAGACAGCACGAAGCTTGTCCCGAATTGCGAAATCTCGTCGTAGGGGAAGGTGTGCGGGCCGGTCCAGCGCTTGCGCCGGATATCGAACCAGTAATCATTCGTTTGCGACACACCGGACAACGTGGTCGGAACGCAAACCCTGAAAATGTTCCCCGAGAAAGAAGCCGCGATACGGGAAAACTGGGTCGAGTTCTGGAACGGAACCTGCACGTCGGCGGAGCCGTCTTGCCCCGGCGAGTGCGAAAGCGGGGAGAGCACGCCGAGGAAGTTCAGGATGTACGGCGCGTCCACGCCGATGAAGAAGATCCCGAATGGCCCTTGCACCACGCTACGCTCGGAACTGCAACCCGTGGTGAGCGTGATGTAGCTCAACGCGAGGTTGTTCTCAGTGATATCGCCCGTGATCTGCCAGATGCTGGAGCCTTTGAACGCGATCAATCCGCCGATCACGCCAGCAGAGATCGTCTGAATCGGAAGCCCGGACTGCGCGGTGATCGGCGTCGTATCGCCCAAGGTGACGGAGTTCGTGGCGTTCGTGCGCGTGAAGGGTACAAGCACGTCACTAAAGTACAGCACGTTCGCGCATGAGAACCACGCGCGGTTATTGAAGTTCGCGACCGTGGTCGGAACACTCGGAAGCGGGTTCGTAGCGAGGTTTTGCGAACTCCAAACCGGCGCGGCGGGATTCGCGATGTTGATCGCGCCAAAGAAGTTCGCGCCCGCGCCGCTAAAGCCCGGATGCGTGATCAGAATGTAGGTGCTGACCACCGCCATCGTGGGCGGCGTCCAAGGGCCTGAAGTGGCCGGCGAAGTTGGAACGTTGGTCGAGAGCACGCCGCTGATCGTGATGAAGGCGTTCGCGATCAGGTCGTAAGCGAAGGGCTCATCGTGGCCGGGGTTGCGCCCAGTGCTCACCATCCCGTAGACGATCGTGCCGATGACCGTGAAGACGGAGACGAAAGTAGGGGCAGTGAATCCCGCGAACGAGGTGACCGGAGAGCCCACGCCCGGACGGCTTACGACCACTTCCGGGTTAGCCTGATCGAAAACGACGTTCGTGAGAAGCGCGCACGCCCCCTGGAACGCGTCTGTCGCGTCGTAGGCGTCGGATAATCCCTTAGGGGTGAAACGGACTGGAACACCGTTGCGTATCGGCACAACGTCTCCTAGTCGGTGATTTTCGTCGGTTTTAGCGTGCGGTTCGAGTGGAACCTACGGGGGTCGAGCTTGACGCTCTTGACCACTTGCTGCTCGTCGCCTTCCATGATGATTTGGAGGCGCAGCATGGCGTCCATCTCTTTCAGGAATTCGGGGCGGCGCGCGTCGTCGGTGATTTGCATCAAACGCGCTGCGGTGGCCGTGATCAGATAATCCTGATCGGGGAACCACGGGATAACGCTGGATGCTTCCGGGGTCGTGATGTCCGGTTGCTTCACCATGTAGCGGTGCGTGAGCACGATCTGTCCGCTGGACTGCGGATAGATGAAAAGCTGTCCTGCGGACGGGGGAACCTGCGCAAGCGCGGTGTCCTCGTCGTATAGGATCGTCATGAATTCGTAGGGGTAGTTCGCGATCGAGGGATCCTTGAACTCCTGATCGTATTCCTGAGTGCTGATCGGGTTCAGGAAGTACGGCAGGTTGTTCTGCTCAAAGAACAGATCGTAGGTGCGCTGGTAGTTCTGCGGGAGCGTGAACGGCCCGTACAGATTCGCCTGCACCGTAATGAACTCCGTAACCCGGTTGATCTTCAGGTCACGGTGCAACCACAAGTCCTCCAAAGTCATGTTCAGGAATTGCCCGCCCTGAGCCAGAAAGCCCGGACACTTGGCGATCTGGCACGCGAGAGCAACAATCTGTTGACTTTGGAGGTACGCCATTAAGCGGCCTTCTTGACGGAAGCGATCTTCGTGCGGCCCTTCTCGATCTCTTCATCGATATGCTTGATCTGCATCGGGTAGTTCTTCAGGTGCGGCGCTTCCGCGCTGGCGAGCGTCTTGCGTTTGCTCTTTTCCAGCAAGTCGGCGTACGCTTCCTGAATTTGCAGCTTCGTGCGCTCCAACTGCGCGAGCTTTTCTTCCAGTACCGGTACTTCCAGTGCTTGCTGCTGACGCGTCAGCACTTCGCGGCACGTGTCGATACGGTCATCGAGGGATTCTTTCGATTCACCGTCGTACACATAGCCGCTGATCGACAACGAGGCGCCATTCGGGCCTGGCATGTTGATCGAGAAGTTACCCAGGACTTTTACTTGTTCTTCCATGTTTTCTCCTAGCGTCGGCGTTCGCCGCCGCGCAGCATGCGGTCTTGCGCGACTTTGTATGCGTTTTCGTTCGAGCCCATGATGTTGTTCTCATGTGCCCACGTGCGCGACACGATCTCTTT